GGCGGCATCAAAGATAGACTCCAAGACCCTCTTAGACTTAGGTGACGTTAGCATCCGTGTCTTGTATTCGTTGATTATAGCGGCATCACCCTTTGGGCGACCCCTAGTGCCAACGGTTCCCCGCTTGCGTGAGACAATCTCAGACTTGGGTGGACGACCTCTGCGCTTCTTAGCGACGGGCAAATCGTCTTTTTTATTTTCAGACAAAAAACTCTCTCCTTAGGTTCCCTAAGTATACTTAAGTATGCCTTAGACCTCGTTAGGTTGTTACTTAGTTTATTTCTTTAGTTAGTAACAAAACAACAAACTAAATTAAACTAATCTATACTATAGTACTATTATACCATATTCTTAGGCAAAAGTCAAGCTTTATTTTAACTAATTACAAAGTAAACATTAAAGGATATTCTATTGTCTCCCTACGTACCCGCGATTGCCCAATAAAATCAATGACTTACGTCTTCTTATGTATACTTATGGTTATTGCCTTTTATGTTACTTATGGTAACACTTATTGTCTTTTCCAAATGGCTACTTTTTTGTATCTAGGGGGTTACCGTGAAGAGTAGGAAATATCTCCAGACCCCCCGCCCCTATGATTTTCTCTAGCATACACAAGTCAGCCTGTCAAATCTAAGGGTGACCGAAGGGTCAGATGTAGTCACGGGTAAACCTTGACGGAGGGAGTGTGAGTATGCTATAGGATACCTATTGGCACACCCATTAGCATACACTAGCCAACATTGCAACCAATACCTGTGACTACTTAAGAGGGATTGGTCACGATAATAGTTGACACGGGTTTGATTCTATGCTATTCGCACGTGCGCGCATAATGGAAGGTAGGTTGATTATTTGGTTATAAGCATATAACAAACTGTTATAAATAAATGTTTGACAATATATTGCAAGGGTATATAATGAACCCATCAAGAAAACAAACACACAACAAACAAGGCGGCACAATATGACAGACTTAATCAACAAGCTAAGCAAGATTGACCAGCGCAACGTTAAACTGGCAATCCTACACGCTAACAACGGTAACTACCGCGCAATAGATTCCATGATTCGCGGTGCTAACAAGCGAAGCGAAGCGACTTTAAAAGCAATCAGAGCCGCACTATAACAAACCAAATGCCCCGCAAGGGGCAACCAATAGTTGCTTTAACTATGCCGGTGGTATATAATCGCCGGTATACTCAAAACAATTAATAATTAAACAAAGGTGATATTATGAATAACTCAAAATGCTACATCAGTCCAAACTTAGAGCTTGCATTCGGTGACAGCTTCCACAGGGTAAACAGTGACGTAAACGGTAACCCTCGGTATGTAACGCATTTTCTGGCATTCCTGAGCGATTCTGAGCGATTCTGTCAGGCTATGCAGGTTAATGATAAGTACAAGCTAGCAAAGAAGAAAGCGAACAAGCTAGGCTTTAAAGTTTACAGGGGTAGAGACTTTGGCGGTGGTTTTGTTACCACTAGCTACAACCTCGAAAACGATATTGAAAGAATAATTGAACAAAGAGAGGCGGCCTAAGATGAGCAATTACAAATCAGCAATTGAAAGGCTAAACCTGTGCGAATCACTAGGCGATATTGACCGAGCGTTGAAAGGCTTTGAACGAGTGCATCAGGTCGGGCATTTAACGGATAGCGAGCTACAGCGATTAGATGCGAAGGCGTTTGATATAATCTTAAAATGGCAAGATGAGGCGGCATAGTATGAACAGTGCAAAGCGTAAACAATTGAAAATCAAAGCGCGTCGGGAGGCGCGCATTAATCTGACCGTTGAGGTTTTCGGTTGGTCGGTGGTAATCATAGGCGCGGCTGTAATGGCAAAGGTAATGTATGTCGCGCTTGTTTATATAATGCTATTTTAAAGAGATTAAACAATGAATAAAGAATCCGTATATCTTGAATTGTCAGCGATAACGCCGCGAATAATTGAGCTTGAAAGGAAAGGGCAAACAGCCTATACCTGTACAGAATGCGCCGAATTGTGGAAGGAATCGCGCCGTCTTACTTACTTACTTAAACAGCTAACACTATAGGAGGCTATACAATGAATAAATACAAGCGTTTATTGCAACTGGTGCTGTTATTCGCGGACGCAATTCTCGCCAATACTGCCGCCTTTATGGCGTGGAACCTGTGCGCCAAACTAACCAACACCACAGATGAGGAGTCAGAGACAGATGCCACAGTTTAAACAGTACCAACAAGGCGACGATAAGCCCACGTTTAAAGAGCTACAGAATTTTGTGGGCGGCTACGTCGAATATATCTACCTGTCAAACGGTGATATGCTAGCGATTAATGAGGAGGGTTCCTACATAGGCTTTAAGGAGAACACGGAGGCCACAAAAATATGGCACGACGACCTGCGGAAACAATACGGTGACCTTCGCACTTCTAAGCGCATACAGGGCAATGTCGCCCATTTTGTAGGAGGCTACGCAGATGAGTAGATTCAAACGGTTATTGCAACTGGTTCTGTTGTTCGCGGGCGGATTTGTCGCGGGTAGTTTAATTGTCGCGGTATTCACTTTGGGATTTAGGGCGATTACAGCGGTTTAAAGGGTAGCCTATAGGGTAGCATAGGTTACCCTGTTAAAATGGCTTAGAATTGATTATATGAGGATTTACGGTATGACTTACGCAGAGTTTAAGAGCGACCACGATTATTTGGTTACAGAATTAATTTTTACAAGTGACAAGAAAAAAATTGATAGACTGTTGGACTGGTTAGAAAAATTAAGAGACAATGAGAGCAAGCATTACAATAAACTTTTGAGGGATTTATAATGAACGATTACAGATGCAGGGTAAGTGAAGAGGAACTAGCACACGACCACGCGCAGGTAGAAATAACACCGGAAATGGAGTGGGAGGACGCACAGAGCAGACGCGAGCAGTTCAAAGAACTACTGGAGGAGCTAACTACAGACACGGCTTTTATGCTTAAGCGTCCCAACTGGTCGCCGGATGAGGATGATATTGAGATGCTACTAACAATCCAAGAGGAGCTATACTGGTATGCCTCGGTAACTAAAAATAAAGAGAAGGCGAGACAAGATGATTACAGATAACACGACAGAGAACGACCTACTAGCAGAGACCATAGAGGAACTAGGGCAGAGCCTAACGGAGTTACAGCAGGTTATTGCAGATATTAAAGAGCAAGTAAACTACAGAGGAGAAGATTAAAAATGGCGGTAATAATGAATATTGAAGATAAAATTTTAGACTGGCACAAAGCACGGAACCTGATTGACGGAAGCACGGACATTGCACAGTTCAGTAAGCTAGTTGAAGAGGTGGAAGAGCTTAGATTGTCCCTAGATGGCGATTTAACGCCAATCGACGATATTGGGGATATACTGGTAGTGCTTATCAATATCGCCCACAGGAACGAACTGACGCTGTTTGAGTGTATGTATCACGCCTATAATGATATTAAGTATCGCACGGGCAAAATGGTAGATGGGGTATTCGTGAAGGATTTAATTGACGACAGCGGGAGAATTAAAAATGCAAGCTAATATTTTTGGAATGTTTTTAAACGTAGAGCCGAGGTTCGGCATTGGGTTAGACATTGAGAGTGTAGAGAGTCGTCCAGTGTGGACAGTAAAGGACGGAGAGTTAAGCACGATGGCTTTCGACGGATTGGTGTTGCTACTGCCCTTCTTTATTGTTACACTAGGGAACGTATGGACGGAGGCGGAGTAATGTTAGCTATATTGGGAGCCTTGGTTATATTTGGTTTAATGTATGGTATTAAAGAAACTATGGAGAATTGGGACAATGAGCAAGATTAAAGAAGAATTGATAGGCTATGAGCAGAACGACTGGATTAGTAATGACGACCACGTTAAGGTGGACGAAGTAACGGAGTACCTACTGTACGCCATGAGCGTAGCAGAGATGCAACAGGCCGCACGACAGCACATACAGCACGACCTGTACACAATGGCGCGTAGCGACTTCAACAAGGTACATTATGACACTATAGGAGTGCATAACAAATGAGCAGATGTAAAGCGTGTGACGCTATTATGACGGAAGCAGAGTTAAAGAGGACTGATTATAATACAGACAAGCCGTTAGACCTGTGTTATAATTGTATGAGTATTTCAACTAATGCGGCACTTGCGTTCGAAAACGGCGGACTATTGGACACGGAGGGAGAAGAAAGTTTAGACTTAGAGTCATTAGGGTTTGACATTAGTAACAATTAATGATATAATATACTTATGTTATGTTCTTTTATAATAAACTAAAAGCAACTAACTAAGGTATACTTAAGTAGTAATTTTATTAATCTAACAAAAGGTAAAAGATATGAGTCAGGTTTTAGAAGGTACAGTAGCATTTGAGAATCTCACAGAACATGAGATGTACAACGGACAGTCCACGGGTAAATACTCTTTGGTGTTGTCTTTGGACGAAGGCGATGCTGAGAGCCTAGATAGCGCAGGTGTTAAACTACGTGAGTACGAAGGCACAAAGCAACGTAAGTTTGCCAGTAAGTTCGAGGTTGGTGTCCTAAACGCAGATGGCACAGCATTCCAAGGCCGAGTACCGCGGGGTTCTAAGGTACGCATCTTGTGGCAGGAAGGCGCACCACACCCAGTACACGGTACTAGCACATACCTCAACAAGGTCAAAGTACTAGAGGTAGCGGAACAGACTGACTCGAACGAGGACTTTTAATGACAGAGAAGTCTACCTTCTTGAAGCACGAGTCATGCCCCAAGTGTGGCTCTGCTAACAATCTGGCAAGGTACTCTGACGGACACGCACACTGCTTCTCAGCAGGCTGTGGGTACTACGAGAGAGGCAACGGAACTGCCTCAGACTTTGCACCACGTACACCAACAAGGGCATTTGAGATGACAGGAGTAATAGCGGCAATCCCTGACAGGCGAATCTCACAGGGCATAGCGCAGAAGTTCGGCGTTACTGTGGAGTTCTCACCGGAAGGACAAATTGTCAAACATCACTACCCGTACTATGATAAGGACAACAACAAGCCGACAGGGACGAAGGTTAGACAGGTAGAGACCAAGGGATTCTACGCGACAGGGAACTTCGATAACGTAGGCTTGTTCGGTCAGCAAGCATTCAGGGAAGGCGGTAAGTACATTACCATCACCGAGGGAGAGGCAGACGCACTAGCAGTCAGTGAGATGTTCGACGGCAAGTGGCCTGTAGTGTCTATCCGCTCAGGTGCGGCAGGAGCCAGTAAGGACATCAAGGCCAACTTGGAATGGCTAGAGTCGTTCGAGAACGTAGTGATATGTTTCGACAATGATAAGGCAGGACAGGAGGCGGCACAGTCAGTGCTTAACTTGTTCACGCCTAACAAGGCTAAGAACGTAGTACTACCCTTGAAGGACGCAGGGGATATGCTCAAGGCCAAGAAGATACAGGAGTTCACTAGGGCATGGTGGGACGCTAAGGTCTACAGACCGGACGGGATTGTCTCAGGTATGGATACGTGGGACTTGCTACAGGAACAGAAGGACATCAAGTCGATACCTTATCCGTGGGAATGCTTGAACGAGTACACACACGGATTCAGACCACGGGAACTGGTCACAATAACGTCAGGGTCGGGCATGGGTAAGTCTCAGATTATGCGAGAGCTAGAGCATTACCTATTGAAGAACACCGAGGACAACGTGGGTATCCTAGCCTTGGAAGAGGACGTACCTAAGACCACGCTAGGCATTATGTCTATCGAGGCCAACAAGCAATTACATCTACCGGACGTTAGGAACTCCTTGGTAGAGGGTGAGGAACGTGGGTATTGGGAAAAGACATTCGGCTTAGATAGAATACACTTACTCGACCACTTCGGCAGTACCAGTGAGGACGACCTACTAGGACGCATCAGGTACATGGCTAAGGGCTTGGACTGTAAATGGATTATCCTTGACCACCTCAGTATTGTAGTTAGTGACCAAGCGCAGGGTGATGAGCGTAAGGCAATCGACAGCATTATGACCAACCTGCGTAAGATAGTGCAGGAGACAGGAGTCGGGTTATTCTTGGTGTCACACCTCAGACGACCATCAGGGCAGAAGGCGCACGAGGACGGAGGTAAG